AGATCGACCACGACAAGCCGTTGCAGCTGACGGTCAGCGAGGTCGCCGGCCCGGCGACGGTGATCACCGGATAGGCGTCGGTGTCGCCGAGCACCGTCACGCCGGCGCCGACACCACCGTCGAAGGGGATCGCCGCGTCGAACGCCGTCGCCGCGTCGAACGCCGTCGCCGCCGACGTCGACAGCGCCTGCGAGTTGGCCGGCCCGTACCACCACGGGTCGAGGGCGACGAGCGACACGGCCAGGAGCCGCTGCAGCTTGTTGGCCGTGCCCGAGCCGTCGATCCCGGCCTCGTAGATGATCTGGCGCAGCTCGCGGGTGTCGGTGCCGTCGGAGTACTGCAGCTTGCCGGGGCCCTGCAGCATCGTCGCCAGCTGCGACACCAGCGTCTGCACCCTGGTGGCGTGCTTCAGGTAGATCGGCAGCACGAACGGGCGCACGCTGCGGCGCCGGTTGATGAGAACGCCGCCGTCGAAGCTGGTGTAGTCGTCGATCGTGTTGCTCGGGCCCGGCGCTTGCAGGCCGACCGGGCCCTTGCGCCACCAGATGCCGGCCGAGCCGTCGAGCACGGTCGCCGCGCCGTTGGCGTCGACCCAGGTCAACACCGGGCTCGGGGCGCTCACGACAGCCTCGCCAGCTGGATCGCCCGGCTCATGTCGTCGACGGTGAACTCGCGGCCGTTGTTGTAGACGGCGATCGGCGGCAACAGTCCGCCAGCGCCGCCCTGCGCCCCGCTCCCGGCCGATCCGCCCATCGCCGCGCTCACAGGGCCGCCGATGCGTGGATCGGACAGCAGGGCCGCCAGGCGGCTGCGATTGCCGAGCGGCAGCACGGCCTCGTCGGAGCCGCCCTCGCCGAGCACCCACGGCGTGCCGCCCGGGCTGCGCGGCACGAAGGCGCCGGCGGCGGCGTAGCCGAAGCGCACCAGCGGCGTCTGCCCGGGCCCGAAGGTCAGCTTCAACCCCGAGCCCGGCTCCAGGTTGAGGGTGATCGAGCGGGCCTTGGCGATCGCCTCGATCTTGGCCTGCGCCTCGTCGTACTTGCCCTGGTCGATCAGCGCCTGGATCTCGGCCGCGGCGCCCTCGGAGATCGTGCCCAGCTGGGTGAGCAGGTCACCGAGCTTGGCCTTGGCGGCCTCGTCGTCGGCCAGCTCGATGGCGGTGGTGACGTTCTCCGGGGTCAGCCCGAGCGTGTTGATGTACTCGTCGACCTGCTCCTTGGTCAGCCCGGCGGCGGTCAGCTGGTCCTTCAGGGCCTGGATGCCGAAGTTGATCGCGGCGGTGGCCTCCTCGTTCGACTTGCCCGAGCCGACCAGGGCGACGCCGTAGTCGACGACGGCGTTGGCCTGCTTCTCGATCTGCTCGCGGTTGGCCCGGCCCTTCTCGGTGCCGATGTCGAGGGTCTTGCCGTTGTCCTTCAGCGACTGCGTCGTGGCATCGACCTCGGCCTGCAGGTTGCGGTTGGCCTCCTCCATCGACTGGCTGCCACCGAACACCTGGTCGAGGGCGGCCTTGAGTGCCGAGGCGGCATCGGCGGCGTCGGAGAAGCTGGTGGAGGTGTCGTCGAGCGAGGACTTCAGCGCGTCGGTGGCGGCCTCGTTGGCCTTGGTCGCTGCCGCGGCGCGGTCCTCGGCGGCACGGGTCAGATCAGCGTTCGTGGCAGCCTCGAGCAGCCCGGCGCCGAGGTCCTGCACGGGCGGCGTGGCGCCGGCCGCGGCCGTGCCGACGCCGTCGGTCGCCGTGCCGAGCTCGGCGGCGACCTGGGCCGAGGTGGTCATCTGCGACTTGGCGTTGTCGAGCCCGTCGTTGAGCGGCGCCAGCGTCCCGTTGACCAGGCCGAAGGCGTTGCCCATGGCCTCGAGCTTGCCGTTGAGCGAGTCGGTCGACACGCCGAGGGTCTTGGAGACGTTGACGATCGAGCCCTGCGTGAACCCGTACTCCTTGGCCACCTTCTGCAGGTTCGAGTAGGCCGGGACCTGCTTGCCGTTGACGATGTCGGCCAGGTCCTGGGTGGTCAGCCCGAGGGTCTTGGCGGCGTCGATCAGCTTCTGATCGGACAGCGACTTGGCCACCGCCGCCTGCACGGCGCCCTCCTGGCCCTTCTTCTCGGCCTCGAGGGCGGCCACGAACTCGTCGGTGACCTGCTTGAGGTGGGCCTTCTTGTCGGCGTTGGCCTGGTACCAGGCGGTGGCGGCGATGATCACCAGGCCGAGCGCGCCGAGGGCGATCGAGGCCGAGGTGCCGGTCACGCCGAGGTTCTTGATCGCCGACGTGACCGACTTCAGCATGTTGACCATGCCGCCGATCGGGCCGGCCAGGGCAGCGAGCCCGACGAGGGCAACGATGACGACCTGCACCGGGGCGGGCAGCTCGCCGAAGCCCTTGGCCAGGGCGGTGACGATCTGCACGACCTTGGTGTAGATCGGCAGGAAGGCCTGGCCGAGGCTGGCGGCGGAGTCCTCGGCGGTGGCCTTGGCGATGCGCTGGGAGTTGGCGGCGCCGTCGGCGGTGCGGGCGAAATCGCCCTGCGCCGCGGTGGTCTGGGCCATGATCAGGGCCAGCGTGGCCTGCGCCTTGGCGTTGGTGTCGATCGCCCCGGCGCCGTCGTAGAGCCCCATCTCCAACGCCTTCTGCTTGATCGCGGCGTCGTTGATCTGGACGTTGAAGGCCCGGATCGGCTCCGACTCGCCACGCATCGCCGAACCGATGGCAGCGACGGCCTCGGCCGGGTCCTTGTTGAAGAACGACCCCAGGTCCGATCCGAGCTGGGTCAGCTTCTGCGACCACTCGGTGGCCTGCTGCGGGGCCAGGCCGAGGTTGTCGAGCAGGCCCTTGAGCCCGGACGCAGCGTCGAGATAGGCCCGCTCGGACAGCCCCATCGACTGTGCCGTGGTCTTGGAGAAGGCGATCACGGCGTCGGCGTTGGCCCCGAACAGCTGCTTGGTCTTGCTCACGGTCTCGTTGAGGTCCGAGGCGGCGTCGATCGAGCCCTTGACCACGGCCCCGAACGCGGCGGCCGAGAAGATCTGGGCGAACACCTTGGCGGTCGAGGCGGCCTTGGTCTTGACGTCGGTCTCGACCGCGTCGAGGTCGCGCGACAGCTTGGTCTTGTCGGTGCGCACCTCGACGTAGGCCGTGGCGATGTTCATCCGAACTCCACCGCCCCCGACGACACCAAGGTCTCCTGCTCACGGCGCTCGATCTCGGCCCGGGCCTCGAGGTCGCCGAGGATGGCGTCGACCTCGAGGCGCTCCTCGGCGTTGCGGCCCGCCATCACCCGCTCGTAGAGCATCGGGTAGGCGACGCGGGCGGTCATCGCTTCGAGCGGGCTCCCCCACCCCGCCTTGCCCTGGAGCTCGTCCCACTGCTCTGCCGCCCACGCGAGGAGGTGGTGGGCGGCTCGGTAGGGAAAGTGGTCACCTGCTCGGTGATCCACACCGCGCAGCCGACGATGACGTGGCACTCGGCGGCCGGGATGCGGTACAACGCCTGGTCGAACCGGGCGCGGTCCTCGGGCGCCAGCATGCGGCGGATGAAGCGGGCGCAGACCCGCGCCGACTCGAGCTCGTTGGCCGGCGTGGGCTCGGGCGCGTCGTAGAGGTCGAAGGTGTCGCCCAGTGTCGGGTCGGGGACGACCGTGAACGACTCCTCGCCGTAGAGGCCGAAGTCGAAGGTGATCGGCTCCCGCTCGACTGCTGCACGCACCGCGCCGAAGCTGCGGTGCACGGGTTACGCCTGGCCGAGCGGCGCGTTGACCGACGGGTAGAACTTGATCGGCGTCAGGCCGACACCCGAGGGCTGCAGCACCTTGAAGCTGGCCTTGACGGTCTGCTTCTGCGGTGCCCGGGCCTGGGCCTCGGTGACCGAGCCGGTCGGCTTGCACAACCGCAGCAGCCGGCGACGGTTGAACGCCGTCGGCACGTCGGCCTTGTCGGAGTCCCACACGGCCATGAAGCCGGTGTTGGTCTCCGGGTCGGGGAGCTCGAAGGCGGTGGCGTCGTCGACGCCGAGGGCCCCGCCGCCGTGGACCAGGATCAGGCGCTTCTTGGTGCGCTCTGCGATCTCCACGTTGAGCAGGATGTCGCGGCTGACGTTGACCTCGTCGATGGAGTCGAACTCTTCGGCGACCATCACGGCCTCGGTGGTCCGGTTGAACTGCAGCTCGGTGCCGGTCTCGGTGTAGCCGAGCGGCCACCACGCCGACGGCAGCACTGCCGTGGCCGATGCCGGCTCGGCGGTGCCGAGGGGCGCGATCCAGAGCCTTCCGGGCCCGAGCTTGACGTTGGATGGGGTGCCTCCTGCGGCCATTGCTTCTCCTTATGCTGAGATCGCGGCCACTTCAGCCGTGATCGAGTACCTGGGACGAGCGTTGTCGGGGTCTGGGAGCCACAGGACCGACTCCACGTTGACGCCGATCTCTGTGCCGGCGACGCGTGTGACGGTTCCCATTGCCTCCAAACATGACCGCACGGCGTTGACCTGGGCGGTGCACTGCGCCTTGAGCCCGTCGCCGGCGGCGTTCAGCGAGCCCCAGCAGTCGATCTGCACCAGGGCGACGTCGAGGGGCACCTCGCTGCGATCCTGGCTGCCGCCGACGCGCGACACGACGTTGAGCGGGAACGTCGCCTCGTCGGCTTTGCGCGGGATGCCGAAGAAGGTGCGGGCGCCGGTGATGGCGCTCACGCCGGCGTCGGCGCGCAGCGCGTCGCGGATGATCCCCTCGGGATCCGGCCAGGTGCTCACGTCTGACCCTTGGCGGCGTCGAGCGCCGGGCGCAGGAACGGGTAGGCCGGGGCCCGGCTGGTGCCGAGCTCGACGTAGGGCGCATAGCTGACGTCGGTGCCGATCCGCTCGACGAGCTCGTCGCCGTCGACGCCGAGCTCCTCGGTGATCGACGAGCGCAGCCGGCCGGTCTGCACGTTCGGGCCCGGGCGCCCCGACGCATTCTTCTTGGCGGCGCGCTGCACAGCGATGCCCTTGCGCTTGAGCATCTTGGCGACGGGCCCCGACGTCGACGAGAACAGCGTGTCGAGGGCCTTGCCGTCCCAGACGAAGTCAGCCACCGGAGCCACCCTTGACGGCACGCAGGCCGGCCTTGGTGTGATCAAGGCCGAGCCCGGAGCGCGACCGCACCCAGGCCACGAAGTAGCGCTCGCCGGTACCCTCGTCGACGAGGTTGTCGTAGTGGCGGATGTCGAGGTCGGGCGGCAGCAGCGCCACGGCGGTGACGAGCTCCTCGTCGCCGCCCACGGCCTTGTCGAAGCCGTTGGGCGTCGAGATGTGCGCAGGCACGCCGAAGGTCACCGTCGACTCCGTGCCGGCCTCGTAGGGGTCGCTCGTGGCGTCTGGGCGCACGATGCGCACCGTCGTGGTCGGGATCAGCACAGTCATTGGTGCAGCACCCCGTCCTGCAGCCAGCCATGCCAGAAGCCGACGATGTGAATCGACGGCGACAGCGTGATCTTCGGTTGCTCGCCGATCACGAGCGTGTCGATGTCGACCGTCACGTCCCATGGCTCGCGCTTCGCCGTCGAGAGCTTGTCGATGCAGAATGGCGTCCCGAGCACGCGACCATCGGCCGCCTGCATCGGGCAGAGCACCACGATCGGCTTGCGAATCGGCTGCACGTGCTCCATGTAGTGAGGCGAGAGATCCATCGCGGTCGCCCGCTGGCCGACGTCGGTGAAGAACGCCCAGCCGTACTGCCAGTCAAACCGCTCGGCGTCGAGGTCGTTCATGTGGCCCATCCACACGAGCGGCGTCGGCTCGATCGTGACCTCGCTCATGCGCCGGCCACCCGCTGGTAGACGTACTTCAGCGTGGCCCGGCTCCAGCGGATCCCGGAGCGGTTGGGCAGCGGCGCGCCGCCCGGGCCGAACGACACGCTGGCATCGCCGAGCGACACGGACGTGGCCCCGACCGGGTAGGCCGACGCCGGCTCGGGGTGGCCGAGCGCGTAGGCCGCCCAGGCGATGTCCTCCTCCATGTGGATCGGGAGGCGGTTCGTGGCCGTCGGGTTGGCGGTGCGCTCGACCCAGCCGCCGGTGTAGGTGATCTGCGGCGCCAGGCGCGAGTCGGTGACGATGTCGAACCACGGCCACGGCCAGGCGCCGGTCAGCGACCAGCCGTCGATGGCGTAGCCGTCGGCGACCATGATCGGCACGGCGTGCGGGTAGGCCCGGCCCATCTGGTCGGGGTACATCGCCTCGGTGCGCGCCGCCATCCGCAACGGCCGGTCGAGGCGCTCCTCGAGGCGGTCGGTGGCGTCCTCGATGCGCGCCGTGATCTCGGGATCGGTGCCGGTGGCGTCGCCGGTCAGGGCCCGGTAGCGGGCGACGGTGACGAGGCTCATCGGTCCTCGTCAGGCTGGCGCGAGGTGGTCTCGGAGAGCTTGTGGGCCCGGTCCTCGGCCAGACGCCTGGCGCGCACCGGCTCGGCCGGCGGCGGGGCTGGCGGGCCTTGGGTGGGCTGCATGGCGTCGAGCATCTCCTTGGGCAGGAACGGGTAGTCGGTGCGCAGCTCGGGCAGGAGCCACGGCTCGCGGCACGGCCCGTCGCAGATGGCGCACCCCTTGCCTGTGACAGCTCTGGGGTGCGCCATCGGCGGAGCGTTGCTCAGCTGTTCGGGACGGTGGTGTCGACGAACAGTGCGGGACGCCAGATGGCGAATGCAACGCGCTTCTCGGCCAGCACGACGAGGATGTTCTTGATGAAGTTGTCGTTGTGCTGATCACCGACCTTGATCGTGGTCTGCTCACGGTCGAAGATCGTGGCCCCGAGCTTCCATGCGGCGACGATCGCCTTGGTGTCGGCCAGGGCCCGGGTGCGGACCGCCGGCAGGCCCCAGGTGATCCCTGCGGCTGCGTTGGGGGCGTTGCCGGTGCCCGAGTTGTCGAAGCTGGTGGCGTACCGCTTGGTCACCGCCGTCCAGTAGTTCAGCGGGTTGAGCGCCACGCCGTCGGCCTCGCCGTCGACGTTCTCGACCTTGCCGATGGCCTGGCCGATGGTGGCCGGCAGGTCGCCGGCGACTGCGCCCTGGGTCTGGATGCCGGACGTGGCCGTGATCCCGGTGAGGTTCGGGGCGGTGCCGTTGCCGTTGAGCTCCTGGGCCTCCTCGCGGATCAGCAGCATGTACTCGAGGCGGCTGTCGATGTAGCCGCGCAGCGTCGGCGCGTCCGACATGATCTCGTCGGTCACCGGCAACCAGGCGGCGATCTTGCGCACCGGGGCGTCGGCGGCCTGGAACTCGAGGGCGACCTCGGGCTTGGCCGAGCCCTCGGAGACCATCCCGGCCCCGCCCTCGTCGGTTGATGCGTTCAGCTCACGCAGGTACGGCACGTCCGACAGGCCCGTGCCCTGCACGGTGACCAGGTCGCGGACGAAGAACCGGCGGCGCTGCAGCGTCGGCGTAGCCAGGATCGGCGAGCCGACCGGGAGCAGCAGGTTGGAGCCGGTGGCGAACTGGCTGGCGCCGGAGAACTCGCCGATCAGGTTGCGGGTCTCGACGACGAACGCTCCACGGCGCCCGGACGAGACCCACTCGTCGAAGCCCGTGCCCTCGACGACCTGGCGGCCGATCGAGCGGAACTCGTGCTCGCCGAGGTCGGCGCCGAGGCTCTTGCCGCCGCGGCTCTCGGTGACGGGCTCGACGGGCCGGGCAGCGGCCGTCAGGGCCCGCTCGATCGGGTCGAACTCGTTGATGAAGTCGACGGCCGAGCGGACGTCCTCGGCGTAGTCGGCGCCGCGCTTGTCGGCGGGGCGGCTGCGCAGCTCGAGGGCGTACTTGGCGGCGTCGGAGAGGTGGCCGCGGACCTTGGCGAGGTCGGCATCCGGCTCGATGGTGGGTGCGAAGGGCATGGTGGTGCTCCTGGGGGTAGACGGAACTCTTGGTTCGGTCGGCCCTGGAGCATTCGGCCCAGCGGCGATCAGGTCTCAGCGTGGCTGCGAGGTGTTGACCATCAGCGCCGTGGGCGCCAGGTCACCAGGCAGCGCATCAGCTCGGCCAGGGTGATCTCACCGGCGTGGTACCGGGTGAAGGCCAGCTTGACGACGTCAGCTCGGGACACGGTGGCCATTGTGCCACCAGCCGCAATGGGGGCAGCGGTAGGTCTGCAACCGACCGCCACCGCCCATCGTCTCGGTCTTGCGGGCAGCACGCTTGGCGTCCGATTTGCGGCGCCAACCATGCTTCAGGCGACACTGCGACTGATGCGAATAGACCTTGGTGGTCATCGTGGGAAATGGCGCCTGCAGTAGGTGGCCACCATGTACGTGCCGCCGCCCATCGAGCCGCCGGGGATCAGCTCGTCGTCGTCGTCGGCGTCGCTGCGCAGCTCGCGCACGCTCGACCGGGTGAGGCCCTTGTTGCACACTTCGCACCAGTCGACGACAGTGCGCCGGCGGCGCAGCCACGGCAGCAGGTGTCGGCGGGCGAGCAACACGGCCTCGACGAGGCAGACGAGCGCCAGGGCGACCGGGTAGAGGCTCATGGCTCCTGCACCTGCAGCGAGTGGATCGGCAGGTGCCCCCAGCAGGTCAGCCACAACGTGCCGCCCTTGGCGAGTTGGGCCAGCTCGATCTCGTCGAGCACCCACGGCACGTGCACCATCTCGCCGAACCCGTCGCGATCGGGCGATACGACCGCCGGGCACGGCTCGATGTCGGCCTCGATCTCGCCGGGTCCGGTGAAGCTCATCGCTCGCGACCCTGCGCCCCACCAGTCGAGGTCATCGGGGGTGATCGGGCGCGGATTCACCCGTCCACCTCGGCGAACATCGGCTTGCCCGGCCAACGTTGCGGCAAGCCGCTCGTATTCGAAGTGTGGTGATGCCACGACCAGGTCACGTCGGGGAACGCCATGTGCCTGCCGAGCCGGCACAGCGCGTCGAACAGCGGCATGTCCTGGTTGTCCCACGAGCCGTCGTTGTCGGGCTTGAAGCCGCCGGTCTGAGCGACCGCGGCGCGCAGCAGCTCGGTGCGCACGACGTAGCTGATCGGCACGATGTGCGGCGTGGCCGGGTCGTACTGGCGGCCGCGGTGCATCGGGAACGGATCACGGCCGCCGATCACCTCGAACCAGCCCCAGACCACGTCGAGGCCGTACTCGTCGGCCCGGTCGAGGAGGAACTCGGTGTGATGGGCGAGCAGCTCGTCGTCGTCGTCGAGGAAGCCGGTCCACTCGGTGCTCACGCCCTGCAGGCCGCGGTTGCGTGTCGCCCAGGCGCCCTCTCGGTGCACGTCGACGGCGATCGACATCGCCGCCACCGGCCGGCGCTGGGCCTGCACCGAGGCGATCGCCCGCTGCAGCAGGGCCTGGCGGGGCGGAATGGTGGGAATTACGATCGTGATGTCGCTCATGGCTCGATCTCGTCGTAGCGTTCGGATGTTCCCGGAACGCAGTCATCGGTCACTGGGTAACGAACAGGCGGTGGTGGGGTGTTGTAGACCTGCGCCAGCCGCACGGCCCGCACGACGCCCTCTTCGATCGTCACCTTCGGCGTGTAGAACTCCAGCATCCGGGTCGGGTCGCCGACACGCCGAAACACGCCTTGCGGAGCACTCATGTTGTGGCCGATCCCAGCGTGATAGCCGGCCGCCACCATCGCCAGCGTGGCTAGTTGGTCGAACGTCGTCTCGACGCCGGTGCAGATGTTGACCGGGCCGAGCTCGTCGGCCTCAATCGCCGCCAATACGGCGCCGACGACGTCGTCGATGTGCACCCAGTCGCGGCTCGACGCCCCGTCGCCCCAGATGTCGAACGGCGTCTCGTGGCGCAGGGCCCGGGCGATGATGGCCGGGAAGGGGTAGGCCTGGTCCTGGTCGCTGCCGTAGCCACTGAACGGGCGGAACACGTGCGTCGGGATGCCGATGGCGTTGGCCTCGGCAGCGAGGCGCTCGCCGGTCAGCTTGACCCAACCGTAGGTCTGATCGGGCTGCTGTGGGTACGGCAGCGACAGATCGACCATGCGCTCGGCCAGCGTGCGGTGATTCGGCACCGGCCAACGACCCTGGAGGGCCACCGGATACGCAGCCGCCGACGAGAAGTACACGATCCGCCCGGGCCGGGCCCGCATCGCCCAGTCGAACAGCGCGGCGTCGATCGACAGGTCCTCGCACGCCAGCTTGAGCGGCTCGCCGTCGATCATCGTGCGACCGCCGACCACCGCGGCGCAGTGCACGACAAGCTCGTAGTGATCGTCTGGATAGTCACGGAAGTACTCGCGGCAGTCGGTGCCATCGCCAGCGATGTCGATGCAGTGAACTCTGTAGCCCAGGTCGCGCAACGCCCTGGCCATGTGTCGGCCGACGAACCCCGCACTCCCAGTCACGAGCACGCTCATCGCAGCGCCCACATGCCGTAGTGGTACGGCTCACCGAGCGGCCGGGTGTCGAGTGAGGCGAAGGCCTCGACCGTCCACCACGTGGAGGCGAACAGCTCCTCGACACCGGCACGGTCCCAGGCCCAGTAGTGCTCGTGGTTGGCAGCGGCGTCCTCCCAGGCCTCCATCGGCGTGGTGACGAGCAGCCACTCGGAGTGGGCCCGGATCGAACGCAGCACCGTGGCCGGGTCGTCGAGGTGCTCCAACGCCTCGCTGAGCACGAACAGGTCGACCATCGGCAGGTCGTGGATCGTGCGTTCGATCGGGCCCGTGATCGGGTAACCGGGGGCGATGTCGCCGAGGATCGGCGTCAGCCCGAGGTTGTTGGCGATCTTGGCGTCGCCGCACATCAGGTCGGCGACGAGCATCGTCTCGACGCCGGGCCAGACGGCCTGGGCGAAGCCGATGGTCATCTCGACCCGCATCCTCGTGCCGCGGCCGTAGCGGGCCGAATCGTGGGGCGTGGCGTAGATCTGGGCCAGCACCTCGGGCGAGTGCTTCTCCCGCAGTCGCAGCCGGGTCATGGCCGCACCGCCAGCACGACCTGGAACATCGACACCGTCCGCAGCGTCTCGACGCGCCAGCCGGCGGCCTCGACCATCTGCGTGTAGCCCTGGCAGTCCCAGGCCCACAGGTGGTGCTCGTAGTGCGACTCGGCGGTCTCAGTGAACGGCGACGAGGCCACGAGCGCTTTGACCTGCGACTTGTCGAACAGCGCCTTGACGAAGCCGTGCGGGTCGACGAGGTGCTCGATCATCTCGGTGGCGACCACGATCTGGCCGAACGTGATGTAGTCGGTGAAGATGTCGGCCAGGGTCACGTCGACGCCACGTTCGATCGCCCCGTCGACGTTGCTCTGCTGCAGGTCGTAGCCCCAGCACTCGAGGTCGTCGTCGGCCAGGAGCTGCAGCAACCCGCCGTCGCCGGCGCCCAGGTCGCTGACGGTGCGCAGCTGCATCGTCAGCGCTGCGCGGCGGACGAACTGCGCCGCCCACTCCAGGCGGCCCTGGTGCAGCGGCTGGTCGACGTGCGGGGCCCGCTCGCGCCCGGCGTACCAGGCCGGGGTGGCGCACTCCGGGATCGTTCCCTCGGGGAAGAGCCTCGCTTCCATCAGATCACCGCCTTGAGCCGGGCGACATCGTCAGCCATGTGCTGGCCGACCCACTCGTTGTAGAGCTGCTCGTCGTGCGCCCAGACGTCGCCGCCGTTGCACTCGGTGTAGCCCTGGTCCCACTCGGCCTTGCCGGCGATCGGGTGACAGTGCTCGATGACGACGTCGTCGAGGTAGGTCAGCGTGCCGAGCTCCTCGCCGAGCTTGCGCCACAGGTTGTCGAACCAGAGGTGTGTCATCCCCGGGTAGACCATCCAGCCGAGGGTCCGCACGATGCGCGAGTCCATGAACACCGCCGTCGGCAGCAGCGGGCCCTGGATCAGGTCGTTGCCGTAGACCACGCCGAGCTTGCGCCGGTCGAGGGTCTCAGCGATGCGCCGGTCCCAGCCGATCGTGCGCGGTCGGTGATCGTCGCCCATGAAACCAACCGATGCGGCCACGCCGATCGCCCAGCGCGGTGCGGCAGCGTTGAGCGAGCCACCGAGCCGGAGGCGGGGGCCGACCGTGAGCTGGGCGAACTTGGGCAGGTCGATCAGCTGGTACTCGTCGAGCGTCGGATCGTCGTCGTCGACCACGACGTCGAGACACACGAACGTCTCGCCGCGCTCGTCGACGGTGATCGTTTCCTGCCACGACTCGACCAGGTCCCGGACATTCACAGGGCGGCCTCGCGACGGCACGATGCAGGCGATCACAGGATCGCCCCGGAGTGCATCGGCAGGGCCCGCAGCCCGGTCAGCGCCTCGACCTCGTCGAGCAGCGCCAGCATGGCGTCCTCGGCGGAGATCCGGCGCTGCCGGGAGATCTCGATCATCGCAGCCACGAACCAATGCAGGTCGGTGGCGTGGTGCTTGACCGCGTCCTCGACGAGCCAGGTCATCAGCTGGTCGGCGTTGCACTCACTGGGGTGCACCCGGCCTTCGGCAGAGCGGTATTGGCGGTCGGCCATCAGGGCCTCCGCAGGAGTTGAGCTGTCACGCTGCGGACGTTGCCAGAGAGCCGTTGACGACCGACTCCCAGGCGTCGAGCCACTCCTGAGCGTGGGATTCGATGGTCATCCGGGCTGCCACGGCACGCCCTTGGGCCGCGGTCTTGAGGCGGAAGTCGTCGTCGCGCAGCAGCCGCTTGACGATCCCCTCCCACTGCCGGGGCGTCTCGGCCAGCAGCCCGCAGCCGAGCTCGGCCAGCGCTCGGTACGGGCCCGTCGGGGTGGCCACGAACGGCACGCCGACGGCGGCGTACTCGAGGCCCTTGAGCCAGCTCTTGGCCTCGTTGAACGGGGAGAGCTCCAGCGGCACGATACCGACGTCGAACTGGGCGATGGCGTCGGGGTAGTCGTCGAGCTGGCGCCAGCCGCACGACATCGGGATGGCGTTGAGCCCCATCGCTGCCTTCACGCCCTTGCCGGTGCCGACGATCGCCATCGTCGCCCCGCACTTGTCGACCGCCCGGGCCACGCCGCCGCCGGTGACCTGCAGGTCGTCGGGGTGCGTCTCGATCGAACCGGACCAGCCGACGAACAGCCCGTCGTGGTCCTCGCGCCAGGCGTCGAGGTAGCGAGCCGGCACGTAGTTGGGGATCACCCGCACCCGGCCGTGAGCGCCGTAGACCTTGGCGAGGCGCGGCGTCGACACGGTGACGAGGTCGGCCGTCGAGCAGGCCCGGGCGAGGTGGGCCCAGTTGCGCGCCGGGCTCTTGCGCGGGTCGACCGAGTCGTAGCTGACGTTGCGCCGGCTGATCGTGGTAAAGTCGTCGTCGACCTCGACCACGACCTTGACGCCGCGGCGCTGCAGAATGGCAATGGCGTCGGCCATGTAGGCCCGCAACGGCCGCTGGAACACGACGACGTCGGCCTCGGGGACCATCACGTCAGCGAGCTCGGCGCCACCCTCGATCCGCTCGCGCCAGGCGGCCTGCATCTGGCGCTCGGCCGGCTCGTCGGGCATCACCAGGTCGATGTCGTGGCCACGGTGGACGAGCTCCTCGGCGGCCCAGATCAGCCGGTAGTGGCCGCATCCGCCGACGTCGGCCGGGTAGACCGCGACCCTCACTCGTCGTCTGGCTGGTCGGTCTTGGCGTACTCGTGCGCCGCGACCGAGACGGTCACGACGCCCCTGGTGCGGCCCTTGCGGTGGACGCCGTTGATCGTCACCGTGTAGCTGACGACGTCGGGGCCGAGCGCCGGCACGAGGGCGTGCACGGAGCGCATCGCCGCGCCGACCGAGACCACCAGCGCCTCGTCGATCTCGCCGCCCTTGCCCTGCACGGCAGACTTGATCACCTCGTTGATCATGCCCTCGCCGGCGTTGCGGTCGATCGGCTCGGTGGTGAATGAGTACGTCATCGCTGCTCCTGGGTCACTTGCGGGGGATGTAGGTGGTCTTGGGCTGCACGGGTGTCGGCTCGCCGGCGTCGAGCTTGACGAGGCCCTTGACCAGGCCGTAGCCGATGCGGTAGCAGCCCGGCGTGTCGTAGCCCTCGAGGTCGAAGATCACCTCGGTGTCGCTGAAGTCGCGGATCCACAGCCACCGGTCATTGCCGACCGGGAAGCGCATCTTCAACGCCGCCGACAACATCGCACGGACGTCGTCGCTGAGCAGGTTGGGGAACCGGCGCTCCCGCCGGGGCGCCGAGCGCCCGATCAGCGCCAGCGCCGCCTCGAGGTCGTCGTCCAGGTCCTCGGCGCCGGGATCGGGCTCGTCCTCGGTGGCCGGCGGTGGCGGCGTTCCCTCGGGCCCCTGCTCGTCGGGCCCGGCGAGCAGGTCGACGGCGGCCTTGGCCTCCTCGTCGGTGAGCTCCCCGGCGGCCTTGCGCTTGGCGATCTCCAGCACGGCGTCGAGATCGACGGTGCCCTTGCCACGGCGGCCACGGATCTGGGCCCCGGTCACCGCGCCGCGCACGACCAGGCTGAGCTCGTCGAGGCCGGCCGACTGCATCGCCTCCTTGGCGCCCATCGAGCGCTGCTCCTGGCTCAGGTCACCGGCACGCAGCCATTCCTCTCGGACGAAGCCGACCGAGACGTCGCGCAAGGTCTTGTTCTCGACCTGGTACATCGCCTGGCGGACCATCGGCACGTACTCGGGATCGTCGAACTCCAACAGCACGTCGACGCCGGCGGGCCCGACGTCGACCGGCGTCTGGCGAGTGTCGATGCCCTTGCCGAGCACATGGGAGAGGTTCTCCCAGTCGTGGCCGTAGAGCATCGTCGGCATGCGCTCCGAGAGCGCCTTGTCGAACACGCCCGGCAGCCAGATCGTGCCGAAGTCGTCGACGGTGTCGTAGGTGACGGCGGTCGCCCACTTCTGGCGGGTCGATCCCTTCACGTCGCGGAACTGCGTCGGCCTGACGCGGCGCTCGATGGTCATGCAGCCACCTCCTGGAGGGCTCGGCGGTAGCCGATGAAGTCGAAGTGCTCGTCGCCGGTGCGCACGGCCAGGACCATCGCCTGGGCGGTGCGGTGCTCCAGCTTGAGGTGCGCCGTGCGCTCGATGCCGGCCATCTCCTCGGGCGTGAGGTAGGCGATCGTGCAACGGCAGTTGACGGTGTTCTTGGGGCCCGCCGACGGGTCGCCCGGGTAGGCCAGCGTGGCCCCGCCGACCTCGAACGGCTCGCCGATCGAGCGCACCTGGCCGTCGGCGGCGGCGTGAGCGGGCCGGGCCCGCGAGTCGCGGGTGGCGATCCACTCCTGCCCGGCGACGACGTCGGCCGGGAGTTGGGCGGCACCGAGCGCCGAGGCGCCGTTATAGGCCGAGACGACCTCGGTGCGGGCGATCGTCGTCGCCCTGGTGTCGGTGCAGTTGGCGAACACGGCGCGGATACGGGCGGCGATGTCGTCGATCGGCTCGCCGGCCATCACGCCCTCCTGCAGCTGCAGGCGGATCGCCTCGTAGGTCGTCTCGGTGACGGGCCCGGCGAGCTGGTTGGCGCGGGCCTCGATGAAGTCGGTGACGTAGGGCGCCGACAGGTCGAACGACACGCCGAAGCTGGCGCTCAGCCGGTTGAGCCCGGCCAGCGCCGTCTCCTCGTACAGCCCTTCGAGCATCGCCCGGGTCTCTGTGGCCCAGAACGCCGCGTCGAAGATGGCAGCCGGGTCGATCTGCGGCGCCGGATCCGGGGCCCGCGCCTCGTCGAGCATCTGGCGGCCGCGCTTGCCCTTCAGCCGGGTCATCGTCGCCTCGGCCTGGCGGGCGAACATCCGCCGCCACTGCCGCTCCCAGCGGGCCTCCAAGGCGGTGGCCACGGCGTCGTTGCTGCGCCAGATCCGGGCCCGGCGACGCTCGGTCTCGGCCGGGTCGACGGCACGGTTCTCGACGACGGGCAGCGGCGAAGGGGGGTCGTCGTCACCCGCCGTCCGAGACTCCAGCGCTGCCGTCATCCGCGCCTCGAGCTCGACCAGGGCGGTGCGCATCGCCTCGCCGCCGGCCGAAGCTCCGCCGCCCTGCAGCGCGGCGATCTCGTCGGGCGTCAGCACCCGGTCGCCGTCGGCCAGCGGGCCAAGCCCGTAGTCGGCGCGGGCCTCGTTGATCTTCATCACCTGGGCGAACAGCAACGCGGGAGCGCCAACCGTCTGTGTCACCGGCATCACCTTGCGCTGCAGGGCGCGCACGTCAGAGAGGTCGAACCAGACGACCTCGGGCCCGAACCGCGGCGCCAGCTGCATGTTGATGTCGTCGACCAGGTCGGTCATCAGCGGCAGCAGCCGCTCCTCCCACATCGTGCGGTCCTCGACCTCGGCATTGTCGAACGTGCGACCCGATGCGTCGAGCTTCGACCACGGCACGCCGAGCGAGATCGCCACCTCGGCCATGGCCTCCTTGCGCTGCTCGATCAGCTTGGAGTCCTTGGCCGACAGGCCGAGCACCTTGATGTCGATCGACTCGCCGACCGGGCCGTCGCCCTCGTCGTCGACCTCGTGGAAGGCGGTGCGCCCGGCGTTGTCGACGCCGCCGAACTCGGCGCGCCACTGGCGGCGGAAGTTCTCCCGCAGCGTGTCGTTGGGGAAGGCCGTGGTGGTGATCACCGAGGCCGGCACGGCGTTGTTGCGCAGGAAGGCCATCCCGTAGCGATCGCACAGGGTGACCAGCGACAGGTCGTAGCGCGCCGACTGCAGCACCGACTCGGGCTGACGGAAGTCGTTGCCGCCCGGGTCCCAGCCGTAGAAGACCTGGTCGGGGCGAAACGTCACCGGGGCCTCGTTGCGCCCGTAGGCGAAGATCCGGAACCACTCGTTGCCGCCCGTCGACGGCACGGCGCGCAGTTGGGCCGGCACCAGCGGCCACAGCGCCACCGGCCGGGCCTTGTCGTCGTTCGGGTCGGCCGTCTCGATCTCCCAGGCGCGCCGTCCGGTGACGATCTGCTGGGCGATCGTCCAGCGCAGCAGCTTGCGGGCGCTCAGCTTCGGCGCCGGCCCGCCGGGCGGGGGCCCGAGCAGCTGGGTGATCCGGGCCGACTCGTTGATGTCGCGCGGCTTGCGCGGGTTGCGCCCTGCCACCAGCGGCGGCGTCGAGGCGTTGCCGGCCAGGATCTGCACACAGCGGTAGGCGATGACGTTGGCCAGCACCCCGAGGCGCCAGGCCTGCTCGGCGTCCCACTCCGGCACCATCGGCATCGTCGGCGAGGTCCACTGCGTGCGCTGGGTGGCGCCACGCGGGTCGCGGTATTCGGCGACGAGCTGGCGGTCACGGCTGGGCACGACCTCGACGTCCATCTCGCGCAGGCGCGCCGGCAGCAGGCGCTCGCTCACCGGACGCCACCCGAGGCGACGATGCCGCGTCGCCGGCTACGCATCGGTGCGTCCAGCAGCAGGTCGGTGATCGCCCAGACCATCGCATCGAGCCGGTTCGGTGACCACGTGGCGTCGCTTGACCATGAGGTCATCTCCTCTTCGAGCTCGGGGAAGTGGTGCAGATGGTGGACCCTGGACGTTGACCAGGTGGCCTCGTCGTCGGGGCGCCCGTACAGCGCGGCGACCGGCTCGGCGCGTGCCCGCTTGCCGCGGCTGGCGGTGATCATCCGCACCTCGACGCTGCGACCGGGCCCGAAGTCGAGGGCGATCACCTTGCCCTGCCCCGCCCCGAGGGTGCGGGCCGACTCGGTGCGCACCGTGCCGTAGTGGCGCTCCAGCGCCGAGCGCAGCACGTCGACGCACATCTCGCCGCCGAAGTTGACCTCGACGACGAAGGCGTCGGCGTCCCACTCGACGAGCGCCTGCACCGCCCGGTCACCCCACCCGGCCGGAGAGAGCCGCACCGTGGCGTCCTCGACGACCCAGGCCCGGCCATCGGCACGCCCGGCGACGACGATGCCCTGGGCGTCGTGAGCCTCGCCGCTGCCACCCGAGGGGTCGACGGCGACGACGAGGCGGGCCAAATCGGGCACCTCGGCATCGGCCGGCACCCGCACCATGGCGAGCTGCTCGGGGACCCACAGCGCGCCCTCACGGCGGGCGACGTCGTGCTGCACCTCGGCCAGGAAGGCGGTCAGGCCCATGTCGTCGATCTGCTCCTGGCAGTGCTGCACCGTCTGGCCGCCCCAGGTCGGCTCACCGGCGACGATCACATCGCGGCCGCTGCCGTCGGGCTGCACCTGGTGCTCGGTGACCAGGCCGACGAGGGCCGGCTTGGGGCCCGAGACGATGCGCTGGGCGAGGAACCGGGCCCGGCCGTCGGCCATCCGGGCGAACACACCGTCGCGCTGCACCAGGTTCTGGATGGCGATGATCGCCAGGTCCGCCGAGCCGGCCGGGATCAGCGCCTTGGTCAGCGTGTCGATCAGCGCCTTGGTCACCTGCGGCGAGTCGTCGTGGTGGTCCAGGTCGTCGAACACCATGAAGTCGGGGCGCTGCTCGTCGAGCTTGACGCCGCGCGCTGCCGTGTCGAGCCCGATGGCGTCGAGGGTGAACCCCGAGGCGGTGCGGATGCGGTTGCGCCGCCAGCCCTTGGACGAGCCGTACTTGCCGACGAGGCGCTCGGCCATCAGCGGGTAGAAGCGCTCGACGCCCGGGCCCTCGAGGATCGAGGCGACGTTGCCGACGTGGTCGTCGGCCTGGCTCTGGGTGCGGCAGACGTACAGCCCGTAGCTGCGCTTGCGCCGGCAGCCGAGCGCGGCCGCGGCGAGCTCGGCGGAGGTCGACTTGGCGCCACCGCGGGGCCAGATCGCCACGTAGGGCCGCGGCCGCTCCCCCGGCTCGATCGACCACAACCAGGCCCAGAACTCGCGGTGGTGCTCACCGAACAGCTCCTCGGCCTCGGCGACCGACTCCTCGCCGGTGGCGCCGACGTGCGCCGGGGTCACCCTGGAGAGCCACAGCTCGGGCGACAGCTCCTCGGCTGCAACGACGGCGAGGCGCTGCAGCTCCTCGATCGACAGCGTGTCGATCAGGCTCATGCGACCCGCTTGGCGGCGAGCTCGTCGAGCACCTCGACGGCCTTGCCGCGCACCTGGGCGACCTCGGCCTGGGTCACCGGGTTGGTCTCGATGCGGCTCGTGGCGTTGCCGGTCAGCAGCTGCACCTGGGTGATCAGGATGGCGATGGTCTCGACGATCTGCTTCTGGGCCCCGGTCGGCGGCCGGTCGTAGCGCACGGTCGAGATCTCGATGTGGCTGCCCTCACGGGCCCCATCACTGACGACGTGGGCCTTCTTCTCCACCATCGAGGCGTCGAGTTGGGCGATCATCGCCCGGGCCCGGGCCAGCAGCTCGTCGGCGAGCTCCTGCTTGCGCTCGGCCATCGTCAGGTGCGCCGCGCCCAGCGCCTCGACCCGCTCAGTGATCGGCGGGGCCTTGACGCCGCAGCGCACACCCCAGCTGGAGATCGTGCCGGCGGGGATGCCGGTGAGACGCGCCGCCTCGGCCTTGCCGACGTCGGCCAGGAGCTGGAGCGCCCGCTCCTTCTCCTCCCGGGTGTACTGCAGCCGCTGTTGCATCCGGATGCAGCTTGGCTGCAGCCCGTTGATCTACGCGGCCACCACGGCGGCTCGCTTGCGCCGGATCGCCAGGCGCTGGCGCTCGGTGGTGCCGCCCCACACGCCGAGCATCCACGGGTTGGCCAACGCCTCGGCCAGGCAGGCCTCGACGACGGGGCACGAATCGCACACCGCTCGAGCCCGACCGGGCGGGCCGGCGAAGAAGTCGGGGCGCTCCCGCCCGGCCCACAGCTCCGGCCGGCATGCCGCCTCGCCGTGCCAGGCCGGGATCTCGAAGCCGAACCGCAGCACCGTCACAGCTCGGCCCCGTAGTCGACCCACACCTCGACGGGGTGCATCCCGAGCGCCAGGGCGAAGCGGTCGGCCTGGCGGTCGCTGAGCGGCCGGCAGAGCACGGCCGGGTCGACGTGCAGCCGCAGCGCCACGGCCCGCAGCGACAGCGGCTCCATGGCGGCCACGAGTGCCTTCGGGTCCCACGTGGTGGCCATCAGATTTCGAGCTTTCGAAACTCGGCAATCAACCACCGAGCGTGGGCCATCATCTCGTCGGGCGTGAGCGACTCCAGAAAGGCTCGATAGGCCTCGATGTTGGGGTCGAGCGGCTCGTCGAATGGTGGACGGGTGGACGGTCCACCACGGCCACCCCCTCGTGCGCGTATGCGGAGTCGGGAAAAAAAAAGAAGTACCTGGTAGCGGCGTTTTGACTTATCCACAGGTGGACACTTTTTGCCCCTGAGTGGTGGACGCCGTCCACCCGTCCACCACTTTTCGACACTCATGTTGGCATCGCCTCCCCCTTCTTCATGACGTCCCCCTCCAGGGTGATCCAGCGCAACAGAACGGCGCGGGCGATGGCCTCCTCGATGGGCGCGACGGCTCGATCTCGCCCCGCCACGGCGTGCCGGGCGCAGCGCATCTTGCAGCCCTCGTCGTGCTCGGCCTTGTGTACGTGCTTGCCGATCGCTCGGGCCATCCGGTGGATCGCTCGGGCGACCTGATCCTCGACCACAGCGCCCTCACGAGAGACGTGGCGGGCCGTGGCGGCCTCGGCGAGCTGGCGCTGCTCGATCTGCACTGCGGCCAACACGACGGCCCGAACGTGGTGCGAGGTGCGCTGGAACACGCCGGCGAGCTCCCAGTCCTCCTCGGTGATGTTGATCCGCGAGTCGAGTACGGCGAAGAGGCCGGCGACCTTGAGGCGCGCCAGCGTGGCATGCGAGTCGAGCTCGTCGGGCTGCATCTCGCCGCGGGTCAACGCAATCGCTCGCCGGCGGATGGGTCCGGCGATCGACTCGGGCACCTCCATCAGCCGTGGGTAGGTCACCGAGGCGTAGCCGAGCAGCGTCGGGTGCACCCAGTGCAGCGGGCCCGGCCACTCGGGCAACACGTCGGGCAGCGATGGATCGGTGCCCTCGACCCACTCGAACCGCTGCGGGGTACCACCAGCAGTGTCGGCCAGGAGCTCGGCGGCCTTCGACGGCTGGAAAGCGATCACGAGCCCGATCGCATAGGAGCCGGCCGCCAGCTTGCGCTTGGTGTCGACCGAGGCGTTGCTGGTCCCGAGCACGACGCCCGACCAGGCTGTGCGCAGCATCGGCAGCAGCGTCGACCCCTTGCGATTGCCGAGCTCGGCGAGCGCCTGGCCCTCGTCGAGGTAGATGAAGGCCCCGTGGCGGGTCTGGCGCTTGACCGGCTTCATCTTGCCGTTGGCGTCCTCCTCCATCACCATGTCGTAGAACAGCTCGATGAGGCCCTCGCCGGAACCGAGCGGCATGTTGTCGGCCACCTGGTTGCCTTCGTAGGGCAGCAGTTCCATCGCCCCACTCACCGTGCTCGACTTGCCGAGCCCGCTGCGCCCGACCTGGGCGACGTAGAGCGTCAGCGGCGCCGGGGCGGCCACGATCGCTGGCAACCTGATCGAGGGGTGCGTGATCGCCGCGATCCTGGCCAACACCGCCCCGAGGTAGGCATCACCGGACCGGGCTCGCGAGTGCGCGGCCTGGCGGATGTGGGCGAACACGGGTCGCGCCGCCCAGAACGACTCGGGCAGGTGCGCGCCGGAATCGTCCGGCGGCGGATCTGGCCAGTGGTGTCCGCAGTCGAGGCACTCGTGCTTGATCACGAGCTCGTCGCCAACGGCGACGGCCGGCGTGCAAGCACACGCCCCAACACTCGTTTGGTTCCAGTGTCGTAGATCTTGACTCCATCGAGGTCCTCGCCAAAGCAGAACCGATCGACCTCGACGACCGAGATCTGCACCTTCCATAGCTCGGCGCCCATGTCCCACCAGACCGGCCGCCGGTGTCGACACATCGCCTGACTGCCGTGTTTCCACCAGAAGCCACGGCGACCGAAGTGAAGGCGATCCATCCAGTGCGCTCGGTAGATCCACTGCATTTGCGGGCCGTAGAAGGCTTCACGATCGACAATCTCGTCAACATTGAGGTACGACGACTGCAGCTCGACAACCACCCCGCGACCAGTGACCACGTCTGCTCGGTGAGGTGGTCTGACCACTTCGACGTGGGCGCCCTGCGTCAGGAAGTACCGCTTCCAACCGAGGTGCCATTCGCTTTCTGGCTCGGCCCAGGGGTCACAATCGAGCACTTCGTGTGCCCAGTGCCAGGTGACGATCTTGCCGCACTTGGCCGTCAACGCACCACCACAGGATGGGCAATAGCCGGAGTCGCCACGAGTAGCCGTCAGCCCTCGGCTGTCGAGTATCATCTTGCCACCTCGCGCGTGTTGGTCGAGCCACAATTTGGGCACACGAGCGCCGTAAGATCAGTGGCGGGTACGAGTCCAGAGGCGCGGGCTGGGCCGAGCTCGGCTCGCGCTGCTCTGGCCATTTCCGTGTGGTCCCCGTCGTGCCTGGTCTGCGCGGTGTACCCGAATTTCGTATACGTGGCGAGCGTCTTGAGTCGCATCGCTGCTTCGTTGGTCGAGAACACCTTGAGCACGTCAGAGCCCATGTAGTACAGCGAGGCGCTAGCGCCCTCGCGCACCGTCTTGCCGGGCCGGGTCCACAGCTCGTAGGTCTCGCCGGTGGTGTGGACGCAGCGCCGCGAGTGGAAGCTCCAGCCGTCGGGCTCCAAGAGATCGGGCCAGGTGTGCGCGGCGTTGTAGCGGTCGACGATCGAGTCCGAGCCGGTGTACTCGCTGCGCTCCCTGCGTGCCTCCTGGGCAATCGGTGGGCGGGTTAATAGATCTATTAGCCACGGCGGCAGGGCGGCCAGCGGGTAGCCGTCGAGCGGGTCGTGCTCGACCTCCCAGGCGTAGGTCCGGCCCGACTTCGGGTGGATCGTCGGGGCGACCACGATCTGGCCGCCTTCGCCACGGACGTCGACGCCGAGCGGCAGGTGGTCGGCCGAGTTGGTGATGGTGTGGCCCCCGGGGTAGGCGAACAGCAGATGCCGCCCTCCCCCGCCGGTGACCGCCTCGACCGTCTCCGGCGCGGCGCCGAAGCTGCGCTCCAGCTCGGCCCACCCGTCGTCGCCGCCGGCGTAGGTGTCGATGTCGATGGCCACGATGCCGGATCCGGGCCCGGTGGCGATGCACACACCGTGGTCTGGGTGCCGGCCCCAGTGCTTGGCGATCTTGGCCGGGTCGGTGGTCGCCTTGGTCTGCCAGTTGTCTATGCCGGCCGGGTGCTTGTGGCCGGGAGGCACGGGCGCGACACGCCAGCCCAGCGCGGCATAGGCCAGGGCGTGGTCGAGCGGCGTCACCCCGCGGCGGGCTCGGCCAGGGCCTTGCCGTAGCGGTCGACCTCGGTGACGACCCGGCACGACCGCACCTTGCACTTCGCCGTGTCGCCGACGATCGGACGAATGTCTGCCACCGGCACCTCGACCGCAACCCAGCGGGACGCGTCGGAGCGGTACGCCGTCGCATGGTGCGTGGTCGGCCCGAGATGCAGCCCGCCACCACACTGGTTGTCGGCTCGCCAGTCGGCGGCGACGACCTCGGAGCCGAGCGCATAGTTGGTGCGGATGTAACCCTGCCCGGCGCACAGGTCGTCGTCGAGCGCCTTGTACAGCGTCGCGACGCTGTCGTCGACGGCCACTCCGTGGAACTCGCACCACGTGACCGGATCTTCCTGGTCGACCGCGGTGAGGTCGATGACCACGCCACCACTGAGCTCGACTCGTTGCGAGTGGAGATGAACGGCGACATAGGCGGAGGCCACGACGTGCGACGACCCTCGGGCCTCGACGTACGACGACTCCCAGGCCTCGACGTGCGACGACCCTCGGGCCACGACGCGCGACGACCCTCGGGCCACGACGTACGACGACCCTCGGGCCTCGACGT